TCAGTTCGGTTGTTACAGACGCCTTCCTCAGTGAAGGCTTTTTTATTTGTGGTAATGGGCGGCTGGTGGGTGTTAGGGGCACTCACCAGCCATCTGCTCATGCGTTGTGGTCACAAGCAAACCTCAGGCCCATCTGCTTTGCGCAAAAGCGGTATGAGCCTATCAGAGAAGTGCTTATTGATCTATGGCTAATACTGTAAAAATATCCAGTTGTGAGTTAATCAACGCTGATTGCCTGGAATTTATCCAGACCTTACCGGAAAACTCTGTCGATCTGATAGTCACAGACCCGCCATACTTTAAAGTGAAGCCCGAGGGCTGGGATAACCAGTGGAAGGGCGACGATGATTACCTGAAGTGGCTGGACCAGTGTCTGGCGCAGTTCTGGCGGGTGCTGAAACCTGCCGGAAGTCTTTACCTGTTCTGTGGTCATCGCCTGGCATCTGATATCGAAATCATGATGCGTGAACGCTTCAGTGTGCTGAACCATATTATCTGGGCGAAGCCGTCCGGACGCTGGAACGGATGCAACAAGGAAAGCCTGAGGGCGTATTTCCCCGCCACAGAGCGCATTCTGTTCGCGGAACATTATCAGGGGCCGTATCGTCCGAAAGATGCCGGGTATGCGGCGAAGGGCAGTGCACTGAAACAGCATGTGATGGCCCCGCTGATTTCTTACTTTCGTGATGCGCGCGCGGCCCTGGGGATAACGGCAAAACAGATTGCAGATGCCACAGGAAAGAAAAACATGGTGTCGCACTGGTTCAGTGCCAGCCAGTGGCAGTTACCGAACGAGGATGATTACAGAAAACTTCAGGTGCTGTTTGCCCGGGTGGCAGAAGAGAAACATCAGCGGGGAGAACTGGAAAAGCCACATCACCAACTGGTCAGCACATACAGTGAGCTGAACCGGCAGTATGCCAGCCTGCTGGAAGAGTACAAATCACTGCGGCGTTATTTTTCCGTATCGGCAGCCGTTCCTTATACGGATGTCTGGACGCACAAGCCTGTGCAGTATTATCCGGGCAAACATCCCTGTGAAAAACCGGCAGATATGTTGCGGCAAATGATTACCGCCAGCAGTCGTCCGGGTGACCTGGTTGCAGATTTCTTCATGGGGTCGGGTTCGACAGTCAAAGCCGCGATGGCGCTGGGGCGTCGTGCAATTGGTGTCGAGCTGGAGGCTGAACGTTTTGAGCAGACCGCAAGGGATGTACAGAATTTAATCAGAAAGAGAGAGTGATATTGCTGAATTTATTCTGTAACGTTATCATTATGTTATCGGCCCTTTAGCTCAGTGGTGAGAGCGAGCGACTCATAATCGCCAGGTCGCTGGTTCAAATCCAGCAAGAGCCACCAACCGCCACTAGCTCATCAGGAAAGAACGTCACCCTGTGCGAGATTCGGAGTCCCCGGTGGCGGTCCATTATCGGTATTCTGCGTTGTTAGCTCAGCCGGACAGAGCAATTGCCTTCTAAGCAATCGGTCACTGGTTCGAATCCAGTACAACGCACCACACTTATTTTCCAGGCTCGCTTTGGCGGGCCTTTTTTGTATCTGCGCCACGCCCGGCGCATATCAACCACAGAGCCTTTCGGGGGTGAGCTTACGGAGTGGTCAGTGTGACTTTCTCTGTGGGCAGATCGCTCCCGGGCGTTGGCTCACCCACCCAAAGGAACGTCACGATGTTTGGTATTTTTGGTAAAAAAGCCCGCAGAGCGGCAACGGAAATTAAAAAGTTTGAGAAACGCGATCTGGCACAGGCGGTGATTAACGCTGCATACCTGGTGGCCTATGCAGATGGTGAATGCGAGGCATCCGAGAAAGCGAAGATCGAACAGGTCTTACGTAATCAGCCTGCGTTGTCTGCGTTTACCTCGGAAATTAATGCGATTAGCGCAACCATTATCGGTCAGCTGGATACCAATTTTAAAATTGGTCGTCGTGCCGCGTTACGCGAGATTGAGGATGTGAAACACGATACGCGTGAAGCGGAAGATGTGCTGGATGTGGCGGTGGCCATTGCGGAGGCAGACGGCGAAATTGAGCCGGAAGAGCGCAAGGTGCTGGAAGAGATTGCCGGTGTTCTGGGTCTTCGTCTGGAGAATCACCTGTGACGGTAAAACTGCGCCTGGCTGTGGCTGCACTCCTGCTGTTTCTGGTGGTGATGGTGGATTTCACCAGCAGAATCATGTCGGTGCTGGCGGATGGGGTGCTGGTCTGCGGCATTGTGGTATTGCTGTGGCCGGTGATAAAAAGAAACAGCCTGCATAATGCTTGATTTTTTTGTTTGCTGTTTATTAAAAACACTTCTGCATGGTGAATCCCCCTGTGCGGAGGGGCGATCAGCAACCAGGTATATGGGATAATCGCGGATTCAGGTGCTGATACTGAATTCACCGGGAGGCACCCGGCACCATGCTTTGCCACAAAAGTGTTGTTTCTGTTTTTCTCAAACTATCATCGTTATCCCTTTATTTCCGGCTGCGCATGGCGTGGCCTTTTTTTTACGACCAGCCACTGGCAGATGGCCATCCTGTGATTTGATTCCGGTTCCGGCTTTTTAACTCTGTTCCTGTACACGGGAGAAATTCGATGTCGATTAAACATTATGATGTTGTCAGGGCGGCGTCGCCGTCAGACCTTGCGGAAAAGCTGACACACAAACTGAAAGAGGGCTGGCAGCCGTTTGGTAGTCCGGTGGCCATAACCCCTTATACCCTGATGCAGGCGATTACAGCAGAAGGTGATGTGGTGGTCAGTGGTGCAACTGAGCCGGA